GGTCATGATGGCCACGAGCCACCAGACGGAGGCCAATTTTAATCGCTACCTCGGCATCGACGAAAAGGAGCTGATGGAAAGCTACCGGCGCACCGCTAGAAAAGTGGTGGCAGAGAATGGTGGCAAATCGGTGCAAAACGTGGCATACTCTGGCCTACTGCGTTTTGCAAAAAGTGCCTTTACGGTGGTTTAAAGCGGTTTCGAGTGGGTAGGGCAAAAAAAAGGCCGCGCCACCCGGCGACAAGAATATTCTTTAATCAGCCCTGAAACGCCGTTTTTATCAAAAAGAGGTGCAGAAACAGGGGCATAAGCGCTACCTTATTTGCCCTGCTGCCCGGTCTTCGGCGCGCTCATTGAGTAGCGCTTCCACGGCAGCCGTATCGTCCTGGTCCCAGTGAATGCGCACCCACGCGGGCAGCATTTTGATGGCAGCCTCTACCCTATTTATGGCCTGCACTAGCTCTTGGCCACCGTTGCCGGCGGTCGCTTGCGTCGAGGCGGCCGGCGAGCTGCCGAAGGTGCCGCCGTCTTCGTAATAGTCCTGCTGCCGGCGCACCGATGCCCCGCCGCGGTGCAGGCTGGTATCAATCAGCTCATCGACCAGGTGCTTGTTGTTGGCGTAGGTGTCGCGGGAGAGAATCATGTACGCCTCGCCCCGCTCCCACTCGCCCAGGTGCTGGCCGGTGGCTCCATCTACCATGCGGATGCCGCCCCCGCTGTGGCGCTGGCCCACATCGGCCACGCCGGCGCGGGCATTGATGCGCCCGCCAGTAGCATAGTGCTTCACACCGCGCCAAGCCTGGCCAACGCTCTGCTGCACCGTGCGAGCCGCCCGGCCCCAAATGCCGCCCTTCTCAAACTCAGGGATGGGCGTGGCAATGATTTTAGCCGTAGCCAGGCCAGCAGCAATTGCCGTTAATGCACCGGTTGGGGTGAAGGGGCCGCCCGCCTTGATGACCGCCAGTACACCGGCAATAATCGACTGCGCAATGTTGGCTTGCTTTTCCTTCTCCGCCGCCTCTTTTTTAACGACCCTCGTTTTCTCATTGTAATTCGCCTCTATATCAGACTTTTGAGCTTCATAAGCCTCCTTGCTGATTTTACCAGCCTTGTACTCTGCATCGAGCGCTGCCAGACGTTTCGTTTTATCCTTTTCAAGCTTAGCTAACTCCTTATCACTGGATATTTTAAACAAATCCGCAATATCCTGAACGTAAGTTTGCGTTATTGCAAAAGCAAAGTCGCGCCGCTGCTCCTCGGTCATCTTCGACCAGTCCAAATACTCCACGTCTATCTTGCGCATGGCAGCATCGAACTCCGCCTTCTTTATCCGCTTCTGGTCAGCGGTGAGGTTCGCATTGGCCATATCGGCATCATACTGCGCCTGAAGCGCCTCCTTTTGCAGGTCACGCGCCTTTTTGGCGGCCTCGTCGCGCTTCGTGTCGAATAAATCACCCTGCGCTTTGCTGCGCTGAGCGGCCTCCAGGGCTTCGTTTCGGTCGATGGCAGCTAAGGCATCCACCACCTCCTGATGCTTCGCTACCCGCCTACCATCATTTGCTATCAGCGCGTCGGTCTTTGCATTATCAAGCAGCAGCACCTTCTCATTGTAGTTCGCATCGGTCTTGTCGAGTTTCAAAAGAGCTTCCTGATGGGCAATTATAATCTCCCCATCTTTGCGGTCAAACTCATCCACAATCAGCGCGTTGTACAGCTTCTGAACATCTAGCTCAGCCAGGCCCGCTTTCTGCGCCCCCTCCTGCCGAAGCCTCAACTCCTGGGCCACCCGGTCTTGCTCGATAAGCTTACGCTGCTCGTCAATTTGCGCGGCCGTACCCTTTGCCACGGCCTTCTCGCGCTCGGCGGCGGCATTTAGCTGAGCAATTTTACGCTCCGTTTCATCGGGTATCTGAGCAGCGCGCAGGTCGGCAATTTTCTTTTCTACATCTGCCTGCTCCTTTGCCCGTTTCTCGGCCGCATCTTTTTGCTTTTTCGCCCACTCCTCATCCAGCTGGTGCAGGTCGCGCAAGGCCTCGGCCCGAATAACTTTTTTATCGCCCTCGGTTTTCTTCTCGCCCAGCAGGTCAATGTCGCGCTTCGTTACCACGAGCGCCTTTTTGAGTTGCAGCTCCTCCGCTGAGCCACTGGCTACCAGCGCCAGCGCGGCACGAATGTTGGCCTCGCGAGCTTTGAGGCTTTCAATATCAGATGCGGTAGCGATTTCCTTTTCCTTACGGGCCTCTTCCTTAGCCGCTTCGGTGTGCTTTTGCAGAAACTCAGCTACGCGCTTTTGATACCGCTGCTTGCGCTCAGCAAAGGCACCGTCCTCCTGCTCGGTGCGCTGCTTGTCTAGCCCGTTCAGCGTATCGAGCATAGATTGCCCGTTGGACTTCAGATTCTTGGTCAGGGTATCAAAGCCCCAGCTGGGGTCAACCGTAAAGTCAGCCCCGAAGAAGTTGGCCACTCGCTTACCTACTTCCAGAAACACGTTGAACTGGTCCACGGCCAGCTGCACCTGGGCAATTACCAGCTTCAGCGGCAGCACTACCGATACGCCCATCAGGTAGCCAAAAAACTCCAGGATGCTCTTACCTCCGCTGATGCTACTGAAGAACTTGCCAATTTGCGTAGCCAGTGGGGCCACCTGTGCTACCAGACTGCCCAGCATGCTCCCCAGGGGGCGCAGCATGGTCGTGAGGCTATCAACAGAGGCACGGAACGTCTCGCTACGGTCGTAAAGCTGCTTAAGACCAAAGGCAAATGCCGCAAGTAGCGTAATAATCAAACCTATGGGGTTGGCTATTAAAGCGGCATCAAGCGCTTCTTGCGCACTTGCCAGCTCGTAAGTGGCGGCCGCCCCGGCTTCCTTAGCGGCTATTTCTGTGAGTATCCCTAAAGACACCAGCTTTTGCAGCGCCAGTCCCTTGATAGTATTCACCTGAGCAGCAATCTGCGCCGCGTTGTAACTGGTCACCGCCAGAGCCAGCAACCCGAAGGCTACCCGGTTTTCGGACACGAAGCCCGGCAGCGCACGAAACACATCCACCACCATCGTCGTGTAGTGCAGCACTTGCAGGTACACGGGCAGCAGCCGCTCGCCCAATTCCTGCCGGTACTGGGTGAAGGTTTTTTCAGCCTTCTCCACCTCAGCGGCGGCGTTGGTATTTTTCTTCGCAAACTCATCGAGCAGCGAAGTGCCCTTGGCGTACTCGGCCGAGGCCAGCGCTTGCTTCTGGCGCACGAAATCGGTTTGGTTGGCCAGCAGGCTCACCACCTTTACCGCTTCCTGTGAGCTGATTTTAAGCCCGTTCAGGGTACTTATCACGTCCGTATTGCTGGCCCCTTTCAGGCTATCAGCCAGGCGCAGAATCACGGCGTTGGGGTCGGCATTGAGCAAGTCCTTAAACTCCTGCTCCGTCAGGTCCAGCTGCTTAGCGAACGCGGCCGTTTCCTTGCCGGCCGTGAGCAGCACGTTGGTGATGCCGCCCGCCGAAATCTCGGCCGACAAGCCCAACTCCTGCATGGCTGCGCCCAAGCCCAGCGTTTCGGAAATCTCGGGCGCCAGGTCGCCGAGTTGGCCGATGCGGGCTGTAAAATCAGCAATGACCGGGCCACTGGCCTGCCCGTCCGCGCCCAGGGCGTTGACGGCTGAGCCAATTTTGGTGATGGCTTCGGCCGGGCTCACGTCGGCCGTTTCCTTAAACAGCTTCTGCAAGCCACCCAGCGACTTAGTTACTTCCTCGACCCCGCCGGTAAACTCGTCGCCCAGGGCCACGTTGGCCTGGTCTACCGATTCCGTGAAGGCAACAACCTGGTCTTTGCCAATGCCCAGCTGGCCGGCCGCGATGGCCATGCCTTCGAGGTTTTCTTCCGAGGTGCGGGTGTCGATGTTTTCAAGCTGGTCGCGCAGGGCCTTGGCCTCGGCCGTGGTCACGTTCAGCGACTTCTCCATATCGGAAATCGCATCGCTGCCCTTCACGGCCGCGTTAATCGACTCGGTGCCCAGCTCGCGCAGGGTATCGACAACAGCCTCCACGCCCAGCTGGATGCCGGCAAAGCCCACTGCTTTTTTGATGAAGTCCAAGAATTTATTCCCCGATTCTTCCACTTCCTCACCGATACCTTTGGCCTGCTGGCGCACCTCATCCAAGCGCTCCTGGGCCTGCTGCAACTCGGCCGCTTTGGCCACGAAGGCTTCCGTGCCCGGGGTCAGGTCTTTTATCTCCCCATTCAGCTGCGAGGTGAGCGAGCCCAGTTGCTCCATCGTTAGGTTCAGCAGCCCGACCTCATCGCGCACCTTTGCAAAGTCGGTTACCTCATCGGCCGACTTTCGAAAGGCTTCGGCCACCTCCCTTATACCCGTGCGCAGCTCATCCATGCGGGCCTGCACCTTACCTAGCTCGGTGGCCTTGGCCACGTAGGCTTCGGTAGCGGGTACTAGGTTGTTCAACTCGCGCCCCAACTGCTTCGAGAGCGTACCCAACTGCGCATAGCTCAGGCCCGTAATGCCGATTTCATCCTGCAATTCCCCCATGCGGGCGCGCACCTGGGCTAGCTCCGCGCTTTGGGCTACGTACTCTTCCGAGCCTTTTTTAAGGCCCTTAAACCCATCTTGCAGCACCTGGGCTTTGCGGGTGAGGTTGTCGAGTTCGGTACGCGACTGCGAACCGTCGATTTCCAGCTTTATCTGGACGTTATCCTGTCTGACGTTTGCCATTAGATTTTGATGCTTGCGGCCAGGTGCGTGCCGGTGGCCGCCACGTAGCGAGTGGTCACCGCGTCGATGAAGCGGTTGATGCTGGAATAAAAAGTTTTGGCGAACCAGGCTTTGGGGCGGCCCTGCTCGCCGTCGCGCAGCTTGGCGCGGGCGATGCCCCAGGCAATGCGGTTGATGGCCCGCGAACTGACGGGCAGCACCTTTGAGCGGTCGGTGTAGCCCGGTATGTAATCGAACTTGCTCAGACCCACCTTTTTCACGTAGTCCTCAATCGCCTCAATGGGCGGGGCCTTGGTGCGGGTGATGCCCTTCATGTCCTTGATGCGGCCGTACTGGTGGAACAGCACGCCCATGCTGGCCACATGCTCGGCACTGGCCGCCGTGACCTGCGAGCGCAGGGAGTCGAGCAGGTCTTCGGTCAGCACCAGCCCCTTGGCCTGGATAGCCGCCGCCAGCAGCTCCAGCGCCCGGGCGGCGTAGTCGCCCACTTCCTCGTCGAGGATGCGCCTAAATGCGTCTTGATAGTCTGCCATGTTCCCAAATTGGCAGAATCGGCAGCCCAGGGGTAGGACGAAAAAGCCCCCGCTCCTTCCTAAGGAGCGGGGGCTTGTCTAAGCCGTCGCTTTTATGGGCAGTGGCCTGGCCGTTAGGCTACCCGTACACTGCCATCCCCATCATCTACCCAGTGCGTTAGCTGCGCCGGGGTAAGGTGCAGCGCGACATAGCGGTGCATCGAGAGGCCTCTTTTTTCCAGCAGGTACCGCTTAAAAGCAGGCAAATCAATCCACTGGGCGGGCGGCAGTTGCTGCAGCTCGTCTTTACCAGCCTGCGGCAAGGCCATATACCAGTCCGTGCGCTCTAAACTGGTGACTGCACCGGCAAAGCCGTCCGTTTGCCGGTAGTAGTCAAGCACCACGTGCGCAACGCGCTCTGCCGGGGTTTCCTCAGAGGTGATAGTATCCATATTTAACAATACGGTAATTAGCTGGACAGGGCGAATGCTATAAATGAAAAGCTTTGCCTTTACTCCCTATAATATTTTACCGCAACTGCACATGGCCATCGGGCTAAGCTTGTTTTCATAACTCGAAAAGCCCCACTTGTCTCAGGCCGGATTTTTACATATACACTTGACTTATAAGCTAAGCCGTAGCGCGCTACCTGAGCAGCATCCGGCGCAGGGCTATCTTGGCGCTGACCATCTACCAGCCAAATAACTATCCTAAGCACTTATGGCAATCAGCATTATCTTCACTTGGTCTTCTCTATAGTTCAGTAAGCCATTATTGTCCAATATGCTTTTCCCATTACCCAGTAAATTAATCCCTTACCTTCCTACCTTTCTACAGTCAACCCTTCGCCGCCTACGGCGACAATTTTGGCAGCTTCGCCCACCACGCCACCTATTTGTGTTTGGCGGCCGCATGAATTACTGGCCGGGCATGGGGCGAGAACTCTACGCGCAGGAGCCGGTATTTAGAGCTACCGTGCAGGAGTGCGAGCGCCTGCTGCAGCAGCTAGGCGGCCCCTCGCTGCTCGCAAATTTTGAGCAGGCTCCTGACCCCTTGTTTTGGCAGGAGGAAGCCCGGGTGGTGCCCTTGATGACGACCTTACAACTAGCCTTGGTAGACTTATGGCGGGCGAAGGGTGTCGTTCCAGAGGCGACACTGGGTATTAGCGGCGGTGAGGCAGCGGCCCTGTATGCCGCCGGTGGGCTGAATCGGAAAGATGCGCTGCGCATTAGCTTATGCGGCGGCCTGGTGAGCAGCGTGGAACCAGCGGCATATCGTAGCTTCTATACGTTTGCTTCTGCTGAACACGCGCAAGCGTTGTGCCGTGGCTGCCCAGTAGGCTTATTTGTGACCTCCGTTCTGGAGCAGGAACGCTGTTGCCTGTACTGTAATATGGCAGATGTACAGGTAGTCAAAGCCTACCTGCAAGCACAGGGCGTTAAATCTTATCTTTTGCAATCAGAGCCCGTATGGCCTTACCACACAACGCGGCTCGCACAGCATGCGCATCTGATGCGGCTTCCCCTGGAGGGAACTTGCCCACAGCCCTTTACCAGTCCCTGCTACTTGACGACGCTAGGCAAGCTCGCCCCAATCGGAACCTTGCTGCCGCCGGACTATGGGCTACGCATCACCCAGGAGCCTATCTTGTTCTACGCAACTGTTGCGGCGGCTGTCGAAGACGGCTATGAAGTCTTTACTCCTGTCGGCTCCGAACCCTTCTCTGGGTTTACCCCGACTACGCACCAGGAGCTATTTAGCAGAGTTCGGGTGGTGACTCCTCTTTCGGCTACTACGCCCGAGTGTGAGTGGTTTAACCGTGCGTGCCAAGAGTTAGCGAACCTAGGAATAATGAAGCAGGCAGTTCGTCACAGCCACCGTCCCCGGCCAAAGCGCCAACCAGTCAGGTAGCAGCCTAGTCCAACTACTAGCCATAGCCACCAGTATCCTCCCTTGCTACTACTGACTACTCCCATGGCCGAGGCCGAAGCAGCGGGAGCAGTGGCTACGCCCCCACCCCCGCGCTGGCCAGCCTTGCGGGCATCGGTGGCGGTGCTGCCATTGGTGGCTACCGGCGCGGCCGGGCGGTTGATGGCCGTGGCACCGGGGGCGGTGGCCACGCTGCTGTTTTTGATTTTGGCCGGCAGCACGCCGGCGCGGGCCAGATTCTGGGCCTGGGCTTTTTGCCACTGCCGGCGCTGCTTAGCAGTCGAGCCGGGCGGGGGCGGCACCAGGTACGCCGGCAGGCCGGTGAGGTCGGTGGGCAGCCAGCCGGCCAGCGCCGCCGAGTCAAGGCGCTGCACCAGGCCGGGGCTGGGGGCTACCAGGGCCGGCCCGTGGGCCGGGGCAACTGAGCGACTGCTGGTGCAGCTCACAGAGCCCAGCAGCAGGACTAGCAAGAGCAGGCCCGCCACGATGGCGGCCGAGAAGCCACCGCAGAAACAGGCGATATCGCGTTCTTTTACGAGCATTTTAGTAGAATTAAGCGGTTAAGACAGGTACAGCGCGGCCTCGCGGGCACGGCGCAGGGTAAGGCCCTTGTTGGGCTCTAATTGCTTGGTTTTGGGATTGGTGACCTTATTCCAGGCCCCAAAGGCAGCCGTAACGGCCACCTTATCGGTGGTTCCGACGTTGGCCAGGCGCAGCACGCTCGACTTGCTGAAGCCCGCCGTGCCGATGTTGAAGCACAGCGACACCATGGCATCAAACTGGTTTTGCGTGACGGCGCGGGTGAGGCTCTTGGCCACGTGGGCGCCGTACTTCTTATCCACGTCAGCTTGCAGCAGGGCGCTGGCCTCGGCCTCGGTGAGCGTGGCCGTGTTGTAGCGCGCTTCGGCCGGCAGAATCACGTGCCCGTAGCCAATGGTGGGCTTGCCAGCGGCGCACAGGTAGCGGCGGGCCATGAAGGCTTCTTCCTTCTTAATCAGGGCTAACCCCGTAGCGGATAGTTTCATCGGTTTTCTCTCTCGGCTGCGCGCCGGCTGCGGGCCTGTTTGGCCAGGTTGAACAAGACGGTGTGGAGCTGGGTGTGCGTGACCTGGTCGTAGGTGCCGTAGAGGCCGCGCTCGGCGAGGTCGGCCAGCAGCTCCAGTAGCTCGGTGCCGTCGCTGGTGGGCCGGGGCGCGGGCTTACCGGGCGGGCTCTCGGCCGCGGGGCCGCTGCTTTTGAACAGGTCTTTATAAGCCTTGTGGATAAAGCGTTGCGCGTGCAGAAAATGGTGCAGCACCACGACTTTCACGCCCAGCGGCGCATCCACCAGCTCTTTGGCCCGGGCCTCGGCCAGCTTGCCGTTGTAGCGCTCGCGGCGCTGCCCGTCCCAGGCCGGGTCTTCCTGCAGCGCGGCCAGCTCTGGGTGCAGCGGCCGGCAGAGCGTGGCCACGAGCTGGTCGAGCGCCCCCACCTGGGGCCTAGTGGGGTGGGCAAACTGGTGAAAGAAGACGGTGGCCATCGCGTACTCAATGGCCACGGCATCCTTCAGCAGCGGCTCGGGCAGGTGGTAGGTGCGGCCCCGGTGGCGGAACTGCTGCACGTGCTGGGTATCGGGCTCCGAGGCCCAGGCCCAGCGCACGAGGTCGAGCAAATCCCAGAGCTGCTCGGGCGTGAGTTGGCGCACGTCCTTATCGCGCAGCTGGGGGCACCAGGCCCGCAGCACGGCGTGGCGGCCGGCCACGGTATCCTGGCTCAGGTAGGGCGCGGCGGCAAATAGCTGGGCGGGCGTTAGCTCGGCCCAGCTGCCGGGCACCTGGTGGGGGCGGTCGGCGAGGCGAAAGGTGCGCATCAGGCAGCGGGCTCAGGTTCGGGGGTGGGTTCGGGGGTAGCCCCTGGTGCCGGTGCCGGCGTTTCGGCTTCGGCGCGGGCCGTGATGCGCTTGCCAAGTAGCTGGGCCACATCGCTATCGACCCACTCTAGCTTGCCCAGCGAAATGATTAGGCGGCGCATATGCACCAAGACGAAGGGCGCGAGCACCAGCTGCGGGATGAAAAACAGACCCTTCTCGTGCTCGCCAAAGCCGTGGGCGAAGGCCATGAGCAGCGTGTAGCCCAGCACCCGCAGGGCCAGATTGCGCGGCCGCAGGGGCTTGCCCTCGACCAGGTTGTTGGTCAGCACGTCGAGCACCACCAGCCCCAGCAGCAGGTAGTAGCTGTAGGCCGGTGACCAAATATGCTTTTCGACAAAGCCGCTCAGGCCCGCCGCCACGATGGCCAGTAGCTGCACGAACTCAATCGTGAGAAGAACGCGCAGCATCAGACCATGAAGCTTTTAGAGCCCCGGTTGTCGTGCAACTCGGCCAACACGGTAGGCTCGGTGGGGCGCTGCGCATCGAGATAAGTGGCGAGCTTGGCCTGCCACTTATCGGCTGCCGCCGTGGCCTGCTGGCTCAGGGCCGAAATAGCCTTCTCATCGGCGGCCAGGCGCTGGCGCACGGCCTCGTTGTCGGAGAGCAGCCGCAGGGTGGTGCCGGTGAGCGCCACGCTCAGGCTCAAAATGCCCTGGGCAAGTGCCCGGTGGGCCAGCACCGGCCGCACCAGGCCCAGCAGCTTCTTAGTGGCTGCCGAGGGTGCCAGGCCGCTTTCCAACCCATCGCGCAGGTCTTCGAGCAGAGTTTCGCCCAGCAAGTCGCAGATTTCAAACTCCTCCACCTGCCGAAGCGTCGGCAGCAGGGCCAGAAAGAAGCGGCGGCTGTAGCCCGTGGCCAGGTAAAGGCCCAGCTGCGCCGCATTGGCGATGAGTAGGCGCGAGCGCGAGCGGTACTCCTTCGAGTTCAGCTCCTGCACGTAATCGGTGGCGTGGTCGTCGAGCCAAGCCAGGGCCAGGTCGAGCAACTTATCGGCCGTGGCGCTGGCGGCTTCGATGAAGTTGTTGTACACCCACTGCCGCGAGGGCGCGGCCCCCGCCGCGCTCGCCTCGTTTACCCCTTGGTCGTTGAGTGACACGGCCAGCAGCGGGGCGGCTTCGAGCACCACGTAATGGGCCAGGGCCGGGCGCAGCTGCTCGCGCAGGGCCAGCAGGTGCGCCGGGGCGCCCGTGGCCGGCAGATTGCCCAGCTGGTACACCAGCCCCGCGCCCAGCACGGGCGCCAGGTGCAGCGCCTCCGCCGTGGCCACGTAGCTGAGCAGGCTCGTGGCCTGGCTCCTGTACACGGACGGAGTACATACTTTTATTTCGTCTACAGTATTGAATAGCATCGTTTTATTGGCCTTTATTAGCGGTTTTCTCCTGTCCCTTGGGGTTTTCGGCAATCGTGGTGATGTCCACGTCCACGAAGCCGAAGCGGTGGGCGGGGTCGAAGCCCATGATTTTGTGGGCGGCCTGCAACGTTTTGAGCAGAATCTTGCGCTTCTGGGGCGTGCGCATGGCGATGTGCAGTTGGTAGCTGATGCGCTTCTCGGAGCCCGAGCCGCCGAGCTTGCTGCCCGTGTCGATGCCGGCCAGTGAGGGGTCGATGCCGTGGCCCGAGGTGTGGGCAATGTTGGCCTGCTGGTT